ACTGGCATTTTTATCCCCGAAAAAACCAACATTCAAGGAGCATGGTCATGAACTTCGAAACAGCCGTCGAGGAATTCCTCGCAACAGCCGACTGGTTGACCGCATCACACGCACCATCGGTCGCTGCGCTCAAGGCAGTGGCCAAAGAACTTGACCAGGAGGTCTCCGCAGCGTTGATTGCGCAATTCGGTGTGCTTCACCGGTCGTTGTTGAAGGAGCGGCCGAAGGTTGAGACGGAGACCGACCCGCTGGCGGAGCTTCTGCGCCGATGACCTTTGCACCGGCTCATCACACGCCACCGCTGACCGAGGACTATCAGGCAGACATCGACCGTTACCTGCCGGCCTTCGAGTACGCCTGGACAGTGGCGAACGGTAAGCAATTCCGCTTCGACCCATGGCAGAAGGAACTACTCCGGCGCGTTACCGAACTGTTACCTAACGGTGAGCTTCGCTGGCGGTCCTGTCTCATCTCCTGCCCGCGACAGGTTGGCAAGACCGAAGTGATCTCCGCAATCGGACTCTGGGCACTGCTTCGCAAGCCGAACCAATTCAACATCGGCATCGCATCACAAGCAGACCAAGCCCGCATCCTCTACGACCGTCTCCAGCGCATCATCGCCGCCAACCCAGTGCTGAAGTCGATGATGACGAAGCTCACCGATACCCGCGGTATTCGCACGACCGAAGGCACCCGGTACGAAATTCGCGCCGCCAAAGCATCGACCCTTCAAGGTATCCCCATCAGCATCGGTATTGTCGACGAGGTTCACCTGGTGGATGATGCGGCGTGGTCGGCACTGGTAGCCGGTCAAGGTGCCCGCCCCGACTCGATGCTGGTCGGCATCACCACCGCCGGTGACGAGAACAGCGCACTGCTCGCCAGACTCTACGACAACGCCAACAAAGCGATTGCGGGCGAACTTGACAGGTTCGGCGCGTGGATATGGGAAGCATCCGAAGCTTATGTGCCAAAGGATGACGACGAACTCATGGCACTGCTCATCGAAGCAAACCCGGCACTTCAAGACGGCCGCATCGACCCGAAGCTGGTCCTTGCCGATGCGCGGTCGCTTCCGGACGATGACATCATCCGTTACCGTCTCAACCGCTTTATCAAGTCCAGCGCGAACACCTTCATCCCCTTCTCGATGTGGCAAAAGAACGAGCGCAAGCTTGACGAGGAATTCCCTGCCGGTCAGGTGGTGTTCGGCATCGACCGGACACCCGGATGGGAACACGCGACCGTTGCGGCCGCCATCCTTGTCGACGGCATCATCCACACCGAGCTGGTGGCATCCATCGTCAAGCCAACACTCGAAAAGCTCGTCAATGTGGCAATTCAACTTCACAAGCATTCGCCCAGAGCAATCATCATGGATGGGTTGATGTTGCGCGATCTACACAACGAGCTCAAGATGCGCGGTGTGCCGACCGAACTGGCAACGCTGGCCGACATCGTTACCGCTTCATCGACCTTCTACGCCCGTCTCGCGCGAGAAACATTGAAACACGCCCCAGACCCGCTCCTGTCCGTTCAGATTCCCAGAACGGTCCGCAAGAGCGTACAGAACGGTTTCATGGTGTCCAGGCGTGACTCGTCCGTTGAAATCGATGCGGTCATGAGCACACTGGTCGCTTGTCACGCCGCCGAGACACTGAAACCTGTGGCGAACAAGACCATCAGGATCTAATGCGCTAAACTTCTCGATTATGGAAAACGAGAAACTCAACGGCTACCCAATCCCACCTGTCGACCCAATGGACTACCTTCAGTGTGATTCCTGCCAGTAAGGGGTGGTAATGGTTTCGACCGGCGGCAAAGCCTAAAAGGAAGCTGCCGGGATTCGGGTTCGATTCCCGACCACTCCACGCAACAAAAACACGCAAAAACGACACGCCGAGCAAAAATCTTGCGCGGTATGTTAGCATTGTTGCGATGGCAAGCATTCTTGACCTGCTGAACCCGCTCCGCTCATTCGAGATGGTGCGGTCAGTCGCGGCCGAATTCGACATCCAGCAACGCTCCGCAATTGTGCCACCGCCCCGGTCGGCAACCTCGGGAGTAACCACCACCGATGCTCTCGGTATCGCCGCCGTCTATCGCGGTGTGTCGATCCTGTCGAATGCGATCAAGCAAATCGGTGTCCACCTGTACCGCGACGATGTGAAGCTAGAGTCCACACCGCTCTGGGTAAAGCAACCGGACGACAAGATTACCCGCGCCGAATTCATGGCGCGTACCGTCAACTCGCTCGCCCTGTCCGGTAATGCCTACTGGCTCGTTTCGCGTAACGGCCGCGGCGAAACCGTCAAGCTTGAGGTGCTGAACCCGTTCCAAGTCCAGATAGAGACCGCGGACATAAGTGATGAGCTCACCGGCTACATCTACCGGGGTAAAACCAAATACAGCACGACGGACATCCAGCACCTCAAGATGCTCTCGGTTCCCGGGAACCACTACGGCCTGGGACCGCTCCAGGCTTGCCAGCCCGAATTACGCAACGCTAAAGACACGCGCGACTTCGCATCGCGCTGGTTCTCGGATTCGGGCATGGCGGCGCAGGTTGTTTCGCCGAAGGTGCCGGTATCGCCTGACACTCTGTCGGACATCGCCGACTCGTTGCGATCCGCACAGACTGGTGGCAGTGTGGTGGCACCGACCGAGCTGTCGATTCAGAACCTGTTCTTGAACCCGCGGGATGCGATGTTCATTGATGTTCAGAATTGGAACACCAGCCAGGTGTGCCGCATCCTGGGCATTCCCGCGAACATGATGCTCGCCGAAGCCGGTTCAAGCATGACTTATTCGAATGTAGAGCAGGAACAGATCGCGTTCACCCGGTACTCGTTGTCGGCGTACTACATCGAAATCGAACAGGCGATGAGCGCACTGTTGCCCCGCGGTACGGAAGCCCGCATGAACATTGATGCGCTGTTGCGCACTGACACGCTTACCCGTTACCAAGCCCACCAGATTGCGATTGCGGCCGGCTTCAAGACCATCGACGAGGTTCGCCACGACGAGAAGCTTGCCCCGCTGTTAGGAGACACTGTTGGAACAGTTTGAAACCCGGGAGATGGAATTCCGTCTTGTTGATGCCGAGAAGCGCGAGGTCGCTGGCATCGCTGTCCCGTATGAGAAAGTCGAGAACGGCGAGATGTTTGCCCGCAACTCGGTCACGCTTGACCCTGAAGCCAAGCTGATGTGGCAGCACGACAAGTCGGAACCCATCGGCAAAATTGTCGAAGGCCGTCACACTGACGAAGGCTTCGAGATTCGCGCAACCATCTCCGAGACTTCACGCGGCAAAGATGCGATCGCGTTGCTCGAGGATGGTGTAATCAACCGCTTCTCGGTTGGATTCGTCATGCGCGATTCCAAAACCGATGACACCCGCAACCGCATCGTCACCGATGCGTATGTCCGCGAGGTGTCGCTAGTTTCGTTCCCTTGGTATGAGGGCGCGATTGTCACGGACCTTCGTGACGAACCGAGTCAGGACCTCCCTGCCCCGGCTGAACAAAAAGGAGAAACCATGGAAGCGGAAACCCGCGACCTCGCTCCCGAACTCGCCGAGGTTCGTGAGCGCATTGAAATGGTGGAGCGCGAAGTCGCTTCCATCGGCAAGGACGAAGCTCCAGCTACGCCCGAATACCGCTCGGCTGGAGAATTCCTCCAGGCCGTTGTCAAGGGTGACGAGAACGCTGTCCGCGTTTACACCGGTGCCACCACTGGCGACTCGGTTGTCACCCCCATCGACTTCAACCTGATCCGCTTGGTTGAAGGTGCGAACCCGCTTGGTAGCGTTTTCGGTCGCGGTGTTACCCCGGCTGAAGGCATGACCATCACCTACGCTCGCGTTTCCGGCATCACCGACGGAACCGATGTTCAGGATGCCGAAGGCGACGACCTTGGCTACTACCAGCTCGATGTGGACACCGATTCGGTGAACATCGAGACGGTGGGCAACGCAGCCATTCTGTCGCGCCAGGCCATCGACAGGTCGACGGTCCCCTACCTCGACAGCGTTCTCCGCGGTCAGGCAATCGCGCTCGGAAACGCCCTCGCTGGCAAGCTCCGCGCCGCGTACCAGGCTGTTGTCGCTGACCAGATTACGGCCGGCAACATCGTGACCCGCGCGAACGAGAACTACGACGGATGGGCAGGATCACTGGCAGATGCACAGGCGACCTACTTCCAGCCCGCCGGTGCCACCATCGATGCGCTTGTCGTCTCGAAGGCCACCTTCAAGAACCTGCTCGCGCTCGACGGAAACCCCGTCATCACCTTCTCGGGTGAAGCCAACGGTGCCGCTGGTTCGGCGAATGTCGGTGGACTCCGCGGAACGCTCGCCGGAATCCCGATCGTCGTGGATGCTGGACTCGCCAACGACGGAACCGAGGATGCCTTCGTTTCGTCGCTCGCTCTCCGCCAGTACACCTCGGCCGCACTCCGTCTCTCGCAGGAGAATGTTGTCAACCTCTCCGAGGCATTCAGCATCTCGACCTACACCGCGACGGCTGCCGAATTCCCGGCACTCATCATCCCGACCCTCGCTGACTAATCAGTAAAGAACGGGCGCGGTCATGAACTGGGAAAACCTGAAAGAGTATGTCAACTCGACTAATGACCAGGACACCTTCGTGGAACAATGCTGGGACGAAGCCACACAGCTGGTTGATGCCTACATCCGCGATCGTGATGTTCCTAACAAACTCTATGACCGCGCCCGCATCGAGGTAGGGCAGGAGCTGTTCAACCGCCGCTCCGCACCGAACGGCATCGCACAGTTTGCCACATTCGACGGTACGACCACCCAGCGAGTCGCGCGCGACCCGATGATTGGCGCGTACCCGATTCTCAACCCGATTATCGGCGGGTACAACTTCGCATGATTGCGGAAGCTCGCGCGGCCTTGCTCGCAGTCCTTGAGACTGCGGGCATTCCCGCGTTCGAGAATGTACCCGACCGGGCACAACCGCCGATGGCCGTCATGGTCCCGGCGGCGGACTGGATTGAAAACGGCGAAGTGTTCGGCGAATTCACCATCTCATTCGATGTGGAAATTGTCGCCGGTAGCGGAACCAACCAGGCAATATCGCTCGCGCTCGACGGAATGGTTGAGGATGTCCTCACCGCCATCGCCGAAGCACCTTCGATGTATGCCGCGGCAGTCGGACAACCGGCCACTGTAGATCTAGGCAACGGCCCGGTGTACCTGGGCGCGACCATCACAGTCAAACAACACCTACAACTGTAAGGAAATAAACCATGGTAAATCGCGTGAAAGCGAACTCCATCACCATTACGGTGGATGGCGACTCGTACACCGCAGACCTGTCCAGCATCATGCTCCAGTCGGAGGAGGCGTCGAGCGATGTCACAACATTCGCGTCGGCAGCCGTCGGCGGAGAAAGTGACTGGTTCATTGAGATGTCGGGTGTCACATCGACCGATGCGACCTCGTTCTTTATGACCTGCTGGAACAACCCCGGCGACGAGGTTCCCTTCGTGCTCACCAGCACTTCGCCGACTGCTGGAGCGTTCTCTGGAACTCTCCGCATCCCCGCCAAGGGTCGCATCCCGTTCGGTGGAGAAGCATCCGCAGACGGCACCTTCTCTTGGAGCGGTATCCGCTTCGAGGTTGTCGGCGAGCCTTCCTTCGCCGCTTCCTAAAATGGAGAACTTCGATGGTGTAGGACTGGGTGTAAACCGTAAGGGCCAGTCCTACATCACCGGTCTCTATGGGGCGAAGGGGGCAATCCAGAAGCTCCGCCGTCTTGGTATGGAGCGCAAGGAATTCCAAAGGATCAACAAGATTAGCGCGACCATCGTGGCGAACAATGCCAAGAAGGTTGCCCCGGTGCTTACTGGTGCGCTACAGCGCAACATCAAGCCATACGCATCGAAGCGCATCACGAACAACAACAACCCGCCGAAGTTTATTTTCGGTGGCGTGGTTGTCGTCGATGTGAAACGCCGAGCAAGGCGTGGGGAAACGGCACTCATTCGGGAAGGACGAGCCAGTGAAATTGTCGGGTACGGTAAACGCATCTCGTTCGGTATGTACCGAGCTCCAGTCGCAAATGATAACTTCAGAGACGGCCAACCAATACGACAAGCACCAAATCCTTACCTGCGGACTGCCCGGAACATGGCTCGACCAGCAATTGCTCGAATGTGGTCGCGCGAGATTGGTCGTTGGCTTGAGCACAACGGCATCAACACAAGAATGTGGGACAACGCATAATGGCTAAAGGGAACATGATTCTCACGCTTGTCGCCCAGACAAAGCAGTGGGCGGGCGGGCTCAAGAAGGCGGCACAGCAGACCCTCACATTCGGATCTATCGTCAAGAACACGATGCGGGCCGTCTCGACGGCATTCCTAGGTGTTGCTGGCGCAATCGTCCTTTTCCTGCCAAACTTCATCAAGATGGGCGAGGAAGCCCGCAAGTCGGAACGCCGACTAAAGCAGGTCGCCGACAACACTGGATTGTTCGAGGAGAACCTTGATGCGGTTACTGGTCGCATCTCCGAATACGCCACGAGGCTGTCGTTCCTTACTGGTGTCGATGATGAGCTCATCCGGTCGAACGAAGCTGTACTGCTGACCTTCAAGAACCTGGCGGACACAGCAGACGAAGCTGGCGGACCGTTCGACCGCGCCGTTCAAGCCCTGCTCGACCTTGAAGCGGCCGGCAAGAACCTGAAGGCTGTCCAGCTTGGTAAAGCTCTCCAAGACCCGGTGAACAACCTCACCGCACTCCGCAAGGCCGGCATCCTGCTCACCGATGCGCAAAAAAAGCAAATTGCCGCGTTCCAGGAGTCCAACAACCTGCTCGGTGCTCAAGACCTTCTGCTCAAGATTATCGAGGACCAGGTGGGCGGCACCGCCGAAGCCACCGCATCCGCATCGGAGCGTATGTCTGCGCGGTTCGAGGACATCGTGGAAACACTATCCGAAGCGGTACTGCCGTCGCTTGACACGCTCGCGGATGAGCTGTCAACCTGGCTGGATTCCGCTGAAGGACAGCAGGTTATTGAGGACCTGACGGATGCGTTCCGCGACTTCGCAAAGTGGATTGTTTCTCCGCAGGGAGGAAAGACTCTCGGCGAAATGGGTCAGACCTTGACGGACATGGCGAACGGTGCGCGCGATCTAGCGAAGTTTATCCGCGATGTAAAGGGTGCCATCGACTCGTTTACCAAGAGCAACATGGACTTCTTTGACAACCTTCGCTTGTGGGCCGACACGACATTTAACCTGCCAAATTACACCGCGCCATCTGGGACTACGACTGGTAACACTTCCGCGCCCGGCGGTCCGGTTGTTCGAGGTATCACCGTCAATGTTTCGGGCATCACACCATCCGCCACACTTGGCAAGACCGTCATCGCCGCCATCAAAGATGCTGAACGGTTAGGTCGTCGATGAGCTACTCGACAGTCCCTTACGACTACCTGCGGGTGCGCGTACAAAACAAGTCGACACTGGCTTGGACGGAAATTATGGCGGCCGGTAACGAAATCAACATCGACCGCGGCGGATTCGCTGGCATCCTCGGACTCGATTCCGTCAATGTCGGCCTGGCAACATTCGTCCTCTACAACTCACTCGACCCGGCAGTGGTATCCACACTGTCGCCCAAAATGCCCATCCAGGTGTATTCGACACAATTCGCCACACCAGACGAGGGAAGCATCTACCTCGGCACAATCGCCGATGTGAGCTCACAATATGTTCTGAACGACCGCACATTCGCCATCGACACTTATGTCACCATCACCGCGGTCGATGCTGTTCAAGCTCACGCGAACATCACAGTGCCGGGTGTGACGACAGCTGCCGGATACCAGCGATGGGAGGAGCGCATCTCAACGCTTCAACCGTATGCGATCACAACGGTGAATGTCCCAGCCATCAACCAAAACACTGTCGTGGATAGTTTCTAGGGGGAAACATGACACTGCTCAACTTCGTCGGTGGTGGCACACCAGATGTCACCACATCGTTCACCGGCTTTTCGAAGGTTTACTCGTCGAGCGCGGCGAACGGTGTCGCCCTGCCCACGACGGGTCGGACAGACTCAAAGGGTCAGAAGCCGATTCTGGTGTCGACCGTTCAGGTTTACTATGCCGGTAAAGGTGGCTCGCGCCGGTTGCGGGTCGGGATAAACACCCAGTACACCGCATGGAAAACGGTCGCCGCGGGTTCACAAGCTGTCGCTTCTGGGCAGCTCACACTGAACGGCATCTACCTCAACGGTGGCAACCAAGTTGTGACCATCGACGAGGATGGATCGTCAGGGTTCTACTTTGGTCGTCAGACAGGCTCTACAGGCTCCACAGACGGCACAACTAACTGGGGGCGACTGTCTGGGTCGGTTGAGTATTATCAGGTCCCTAACGCGCCCACAGCGGTTTCTGTGGCACAAGCCGCGCTTGAGAACGCTGTCAACATCTCCTGGACGGCACCAAGCGACAACGGTGGGACCGCAGTCACCTCATACAGCATCCAGTGGTCATACAACTCGGACTTCAGCGGATCCAGCACCGTCTCAACCGGTTCATCCGCCACAACCTACAAACTCACTGGCCTGACCTACGGTTCCACCGTTTATGTCAAGGTCGCCGCTGTCAACGCAGTCGCCGCGGCCGCAGGTTCCACCTCGGTTCAGTCATCAAGCGCATCGGGATACATCACACCGCCGAACCTTCCGCTCGATGGATGGGCAAACTTCGGAACCGTCACAAACAACACCTTCACACTCACCCGGACTGTCATTCCCGCACTTACGCCCGAAACGGGACTGCTCAAGACTGGCACAGCTTCGGCGACCGGTGGAACCTACACGACCGGGGCAGTTGGTGTCTCCAAGACCTACACAAACCTGACTATCGGCCGCCAATACATCGTCAGTGGAAAAGCAATTCTCCGCCAAGCAGGTGTGCCGGCCAACATCTACCGGTTCGCTGTCACCGGCATCGGCAACGGAACATCCGTCACACTGACATCAACGACTGTCGGCGCAACGATTCCGTCATACACCTTCACCGCAACATCGACCACACACACAGTCGAAATCGAACTAGCCGAAACCTTCACAGTCACCGCCACAGGTGTCCAAGAATCGGTCGCATTCTACGATTACGCTCTCACCCGAGTCGCCACCGACCTCGCCTACCGAGTCCAAGACAACCTGTTCACTGGAACACTTGTGGATCACTTCGACCTCGCCACACAGTCGGTCGGTGCGACCTGGTGGGTCGACAAAAAGAACATCACCCAATTCGCGCAAGACTTCGACTATGTGGTGCCCACCGCAACATTCTCCGATGTTGTCGGCGCGGGAAACATCTACTACAGCGACATCCAGACCAGCTACGACACCGCAAACATCATCAATCAAATCACGCTTGACAATATTGGCGAACGGCTCACATCGCTCGGGTCGGACAAGTACGAAGCATATTCGGTCGAATGGGTCGACTCCGATGCCACATCGGTCACCAACTGGGGTGCCCGCCAAGTAAACCTGACAACAAACTTGTGGACTGAAGTTTCGACCCGCAACTTTGTACTCAACCCACACCTGGCATATTCGTTCGATTACACCGGGTCGGGAACATCAACGGTCACATTTACCCGCCAGCAACTATCCGCCATGGCTACAGGGGCGACAGGATTCCTGACGGCCGGAACAACACAACCCGCATCGCAGGTCGGGGGATATGTGATGCGGGCAGTCGTCGGTGCCGCCAACGACGCGACCGTTTCATTCGCCTACGGTGGCGATGGTGCCACAAACGCAATCTACGGCGGATTCCCAGTTTCGCCGAATACGCAATACACCGGGTCTTTGTACCAACGGGCGGGTATTGGTCGTGCCGCATCCCTGACCGGTCGTGCCATGATTCGCTGGTACACCGAAGCTGGTGCGGTCATCTCCGACAGCAACGGAACATCGACAACGACAACCGACTCGGCATGGTCGCGTAAAACAGTCACCGCAACATCACCGGCGACGGCCGCCTACGCGGTGCTGTTCTCACAGCATCTCTATTCCGGCGCAAACAACGCAGGATTCCGTTACTACACGACCGCCGCACAATTCGAGCCAGGAGCATCCGCAGGAACATGGTTCAGCGGCGACTCCACCGACACCGCAACCTTCGTTTACGAATGGGAAGGCATCGAAGGCGGTTCACGATCCATCCGATACATCAACATGATGGACACCCGAACAGGCGAACTCCTCACCGAATTCGCCAACCCCATCGTGCGAGTCACTTCGCTGAAGTGGAACACCGCACAAAACCCGATTGTGGCGACCAACCTGGACATCGGTTCCATCATCGTCGTCATATTCAAAGGAACGACCGCCAACTATCGGGTGGTCGGCATCAACCACGACATCACACCAGAACGCTGGATGATGACACTTCAAGTAGCAAAGGCATAACCATGAACACAATCATCAAACGCGCCCTGCGCATCGCCGCATTCGCCCTCGGTGCCGGCCTGACCGGACTCGGTGCCGGGTCAGTCATCGGCATGGATGTCGTACAGTCCGCCGCATTCGGAGCACTTATGGGAGTCCTCGGTATCGTCGCCGCACTCGCGTTCATTTTCGCCGGCAAGGGCAAGGTGGCAGATGAGGACTTCAACGCCACGATCAACTCCGCCATCGACACAGTGCGCTCCAAGGAGAAGTGATGGTCGGCCACGAGATTACCTTGAAGGATGTTTACGACATCGTGCTCGAGCTCAAGCAAACTAACGCGCGGGAACGACTCGACGACCACGAATTGCGCATCCGGTCGCTCGAAAAGCAAATTGTCTGGTGGTCGGGTGCCGCCGCCGGTACAGGTGCCATCATCGGCACCGTCATTTCAATCCTCATGAAAGGCTAAACCATGGCGCACTTCATCAACCTTCATCCCGAGCTTATGGACTGGGCAGGGTCGACAGTAAACGGTGCCGACGGCACAATCACCGCAACCTTGATGTCCAAGGGAATGCCGGTGTGGAAATTGTCAACCGACAAAGCAATCACGCCAGGTCCGATAACGCAGAACATCGTCAAAGGTGAGCTCAACATCGACCACAAATTCGAACTACCCGCAACGACCGGCGACAACTACTGGAAATTCACCATCAAGCTCGGCACCGTTCAACGCACCTGGTACTTCACCTGGGCAAACACCACCACGACAAACTTCGCCAGCCTGAACTTCATCAACCCACGAACCTACACAGGAGCCTGACAATGTGGTATCGCCCCACAAGTATGAAAAAACTGTCCGACACCTTCGATGATCACAAAGCTCGCGGGTCGGTAAACCCTGGAGTCGATTACCCGGTCGCCATGGGAACACCTGTCAAAGCAATCGCCGACGGCAAAGTAAATAAGGTGGTCAACAATGTCAGTGGCGCGGGCGGCCGCATGGTGCTCATCCAGCATGGATCCTACAAAGCCGACTATCTCCACCTGTCCAAGGTGCTCGTCAAAGCCGGCCAGGTCGTCAAGGCTGGCGATGTCATCGGATTATCTGGAGCATCTGGCAAAGGCAAAGAGCGCGGATATGGTCCACACCTTCACCTGTCAATCCGTAAAGGCGGATCGCACCTGACCGGTAAGGGCAACCTTGACTTCGAAGCGTTCATGAAAAAAGAGAACGACAAGCAGAAAAAGGCCGCGGCACCCGTCGAGGTTCCGCCCACCACCTAGTCGAGCGATGCTCCTGGGTGCGATGCCCGCCGGTACTCCTTCCCTCTGCCGGCGGGCATCATCATGTGCTACACTCACAACATCCACTAGCACAGGAGACACCATGGAATACTTCCGCGACATTCTCATTGGATCAATGGCACTACTCGGCGGAGCAGTCACGCTCGGCACAATCTGTTACGCCATCAACGATTGGGTCCAGAACCGTTATGGTCGAAAACTACTCGCAAAGGTTCGCGCCGAACACACCGAGATGCTTCGACAGATGTTCGTCGCATCGATGCGGGAGCACATCGAATTCCAGCGAGCCCTCGCCCTTGAGCTGCGCAAAAGCGACCGCCGAAAATACTAATCGTGTCGGTGCCCCATGCCACACTTGAGGTATGGATCTAGTTTACGCCCGCGACATCAACCTCGGGGAACAGAACAAGGATGGCACCTATGTCATTGTCGCCAAAGACGGTACCTTCTGCGAACCATGCCTAATCGAAAAACGCTGGGGATACACCTCGTTCGCTGACGATGTGCCCGGTTCAAAGTGTGAAGCCTGTGGCTCATAACGACCGCCTAGTCGCCCTATCAGGCACCGATGCCTGGTATGAAGCCCGCAAGCAAGGCATCTCCGCCACTGCTGTCGCTCGCGCGGCCACACCCGCAGGATTCGCCGCCGAAGTCGATGCCATGCTCAACCCAGTCGACATCGGCGACAACGAATACATGAGATTCGGGCGCGACTGGGAAAAGTGGATCGTTGAAAACATCCCCGCGCATTACGGCCTGAAGCACAACAACTGGCTTATTCACGCGGATGGCCACAAGTGGCAACTCGCCACACCCGATGCGCTCAATGACGACTGGTCGCTAATCGGCGAAATGAAAACAACCGGCAAGGACTGGGGCGACAACGCCATCCCCATCCAATACCGGCGACAAGTCCAGTGGCAGATGTATGTCACCGGTGCCGAAGCTTGTGTGTTCGCCTGGTTGCTCCGCATCGAGAACGAGAACGGTTTCGTGCCGGGATGGTTCGAACCGAAGCACATCATCATCAAGCGCGACGATGCGATAATTGCCGACCTGATCCAGGTCGCCGAAAGACTCCAGATGGAGATGGTTCACCACGATCATTGGCAACTAGAGAAGGAGCTAGCTGATGGCACGATTCAACCTTGACGACTACGAAACAGTAGAGTCCAGACTCAAGCGATTCTGGAAGGACCACCCGAACGGTGCGGTGTTGGTCGACAACATCACAACCGAAGCAGACCGTCAACGCGGCGAATGGGTATGTACCGCAACCGTCTACTACGACCGCGGCGACATCCGACCGGCCGGAAGCGACACCGCATTCGAACGCGACGGGGGAACCGGACCAAACCAGACCAGCGCGCTCGAGAACTGCGCCACCTCGGCGGTCGGTAGGGCGCTTGCGAACTGTCAATACAGCGGAAACAAGCGAGCATCGCGCGAGGAAATGGAGAAGGTCAACCGCGGGAATGTCACCCGGTTGTCCGCCGCCGTCACCGTCATCGACCCTAAAACAGCAACCACGCTGGAGGAGCTCAACAATCTATGGTCGCAAGCTGTCGATGCCGGTCGCACCGAGGAGCTTCAGGCCGCATTCACCGCCCGCAAAAAAGAGCTGTCATGATTCGCGCCATATGGATCTACGGCAAACCAGTGCCAAAGGGTCGACCCAGGTTCGCCCGAAACGGTGGAGTCTACACACCGAAAACGACCGCCGATTATGAGAAGCGCATCGCCCAGGCGTGGCGCGACAAGTACGGAGACGAACGATACGAAGGAAACAACCTGCGCATCCATGTCGATGTGTACACATCAAAGTACACAACAAGTGATGTCGACAACTTCCTCAAGATAGCGATGGACGGCCTCCAGGGAGTCGCTTACGAGAACGATTCGTCAATCAGTGCCGCCAAGGTAATCAAGGTTCGAGTCGATCCGCCCGGTACGGATGAAGGAATGCGTATTGCGATTTTCGAAACTACTGATATGCTTCCGAACGGCTAGCACCACATCAGAATTGTCCCCTCGGTGAGTGCTAGCACCGGGGGGACACCTGTTTCAGGAAGGAAACACAATGGACAACGATCCACGCGCCGAGCACATCCTCGCGCACCCGTACTTCATCCGGGGAGCACAACACGAACGCGATCAGATTCTCAACCTGATGCGCACCCACCTCGAAGCATCATCGAAGGTTATTTACGCACAGACCGGATTCTCTCGAGGTGTTCGAGTAGCACTTGAGCAGCTCATCCAGGAAATCGAATCGCTGTGAGCTTCAAGATTACCCGCGCCGCCATTCACAACAAGAATGTCTACGGCCTGAACAAGCTCGTGCTCATCATCCTCGCCGACCACGAAGGCAACGATTACGGATCGTGGCCATCGGTCGCCCGCATCGCAGACATGGCCGGCATCAGTGTCCGACACTGCCAACGCATACTCCGCGACCTCGAGGATGCCGGTGAAATCAGGGTCGAAAAGCAAGGCGGCCACCGCGGAACGAACCGGTACTTCGTTGTGAATAAGTTATTCAAGCGTGGGGATATTTTCTGGTCAGGGGGTGACACCGGTGTCAGGGGGGGTGACACCCACGTCACCCAAGGGGTGACACCCATGTCACCCGAACATATAAAGAAAGCCGCGACCGCCGGGGCGGAGCCCGACGGCGGATCGCGGAACATTACAGTAACTTCAATCGACACGCCCCAGGGCGAAGCCCGGGCGGTCGATTATTCCGAAACAGAAAAAACAGACACGCCGAAATACATTCCACCACGATGCCAACATAATGTGTCGAAGTCCGCGCTAAACTGTGTACAGTGCTCGAAACGATTCCGGGAAGGGGAACTCGATGAGTAACAACGACAACATCAAAACACGCGGCGGGTTCTACCATGTCCTGTCGCAGCTCACCATCAAAGGCATCATCGACCAAAACTACCAAGACCACCTGAAACGCGAATACAACTACGGTCGCATCATCGGATTCGGACACCTCGCCGAATACCTCGCCGCCGTCGGCACCATCACCGCCAACGGCCACAACTACCACCAGATCATCAACTACGGCCGAAAATTCGGCGAAAACTAACCGGAAGGAAACACCATGTCAGTACTCACACCCGAGGAAGCAATCAACAAAGCCCGAGTCACCGGACAAGTCGAAGGCAAAGTCGCCCGCATAATCGAACGCGGCAGCGACGGAAAACGATTCGGATTCGAAATCGCCGAAACCATCCGCACATCAACCGGACAATCCTGGGAACGCAACTGGACCGTCTGGCAAGCCGACACCACCATCGAACTCGATGCCCACATCATCGTGACCGGCGATGTCTCCTTCAAGTACGAGGAATATGCGCGATCCGACGGCAACGGCATGGCAGCCAAAGTCATCGGCCACATCAACAACCCCCACATCAAGCCCGCCTTCGCACCCAAGCCGACCGAGGAGATGCCGTTCTAATGGACGAGGACAAAGCACAAACATTCGTCGACCGACAACTCGACCTCAACCGCGACCTCGTCGACACCGCACGAATGCTCCACGAAGCACTACGACGACAAGCCAAAGTCAACCAAGCCGCGGCCGAAAAACTCAACGACCTTGAGAACACAATCAAAACCCACCGGCAACTCATCACCGGACTCACCATCGGCTACTTCGCCAGCACCATCGGACTCATCATCTGGATGATGGCATGAACCTCGCAGAAGCATTCAACGCCGCCCCAGCACGACCCAACAGCTGCAAATGGTCACACTGGTGGGTCACACTCACCGACAAAGACCGGGCAGACATCACCGCCGCATTCGAAAACTGGAACATCGAAACAACACACATCGCCAGAGTCCTACGCGAATACGGATGCCCACTATCCGACTCCACCATCCGCACCCACCGCCGCCGAGAATGTAAAACCTGCTCACGCTAATGGATCTAAACGAGCTGCTCCAAACACCACA